TAAGACTGCAAACAGTCATTGGAGTTGAGCGGTCACTAGCACGTTCAAATGCTTTGATATCTTCTTTAGAATATGTGCCTTGTGCTTTCATAAACTCAACAACATACTTTTTAAGATCTTTTTGATGATACAAGTAATTGTAGTAAAAGAACGCACGGCGAAGAACGCTGTCAAACGTAGCATCGTCAAACTTTTCTGCTCGCTCAGTATCCCAAACTGGCTCCGGGCCAGTGTACTTTTCGTCAACTAGCAACGGGTTACGCTGAACTTGTTTTTTTGCTTTGATTTTAATACCTGCAACTGTTGCCATGTTTATTCCTTATTTCCAAAGTTTAAGTAGGTTAACGAATTCGGGCCACTGGTTTGGCTGGCGCGGTTTAAGCACAATAGCTACTTCTTGTCCGTTAAGTCTGCTTTCTGTTACAACAAGATTGTCCTCAACTTCTTTAAGCATAGCAAACTCTGCAGGAGTAACTGCACAAGTAACTTTCTTAAAGCTGTTTTGTAGCCAATCTAAGTAGTCGCCATCATCGCTAAACTCCAAGTGGCACATCAGGCTAGCATGAGCCGCAGAGTTCATTGCCATGCCTGCAGGCAAGTCGTCTTTAATACAAATGTACATCTTCATTGATCTCTCCGCTTCATCCAAGTATAGTCATGTCCGTCTGGGCACTTGCCGTCTTTAATGCTGTCAGCACCAAACATGCCAACGATCTCCATGCCACCACCGATTATAGTAACGCAAACATTTAGATCCTTGGCATGAGCCATTGCTAAGTCTAAGTTAGCAAATTCTGCTTCATGGTCCTTACACACTACTTTGTACATTAATCGCCTTTTTATATGCGAAACGATTTGCATGAGCGTCCCATAACGCCATATGCGGTTCCCAACCCAAATCGCCTCTCTCTAACCAAAAATAATCCAATTTCATTTTATCCAAACTGCCCCAAATGTTGGTAGCTTGAATATTTGTAAACAATTCTTCCTCTGGCAGTAACATTAACATATTTGCCATCAACTGCCAATCAGTGTTGTAGTCAAAACAAATAGTTACTACTTCATCACCGTAAAACTTTAGCCACTCGTTAAGTTCTTTGCCTACTGAAAACTTATTGCCAACTACTGTGTTCTTATGGCGTTTGAGCAAAGGTATTACAACTTGCTTAACAAAATCGCTACAAGCTTCTTGCCTGTAATCTGTAAGCTCGCCATAGAACTCGCGGCCGTTTTCATCTACCAAGCCGATGCTAATTAGGTCGCACTCGTCTTCGGGAAAGTTAGTAAATTCTGTGTCCAGAAATATATTCATAGCTAGTATTATACAATATTGTCCATTTAATGTCAACTAGCCCAAAAGGCTAGCAAATACAAGATACTGCTCCAGGGTATTTACACTATCGTCCAACTTTTGTACTAATTCTTTCTTTTTGGGCGTGTCCTTACCAAATCTACGGCAGTTTACGTCCTCTTTGCTTATTTCTGTTAGTAAGTCCTTACATACCCGCCACATACGCTTAAGATCACGCTGAGTCTGCGGGGCTAACGCAAGTATTTTAAAATACAGCTCATTTATGTAGGCTTCACGATCTTGCATAAGCACAATTATACATTAAAATGGTATATGTGTCAAACCATAAATACTACAATATAGGATTCGGTATGCCACGTTTAAGCCTTTGGAAAGACGGTAAACACTCAAATGATTACAAGTTTATGGATCGCAGAATTAGCGAAATGTTTACCATTGGCGGTACTGGTATTCACGTACACAAATACTTAGGTACCGTAGATCAAGGGGACACCGGCGATGCTACTAAACCTAGCTACTTAAATCAAAGCGAACAAAACATCCAAGACTTGCTGTTTGTAGAAAACCGCGATCGCAAGTACGATACTAGTGTGTACTCAATGCGTGGTATCTATCAGCGTCAAGACCAGGATTTTGACTTAAGCCAATTTGGCTTGTTCTTACAAACCGGTACGCTGTTTATGGTATTCCATTTGCGTGATATGGTTGATTTGCTAGGACGCAAATTAATGGCCGGTGACGTGCTAGAGTTGCAACATTTAAAAGATTATGACGCATTAGACCAAGACGTCCCGGCGGCACTAAAGCGTTATTATGTTGTGGGCGACTGCTCATTTGCTAGCGAAGGTTTTAGCCCAACTTGGTGGCCTCACTTATGGAGAGTTAAACTTAATCCACTAGTAGATAGCCAAGAATACAAAGATATCCTTAATCAAATTATTGACGGTACTGCTGATACTAAAACTAGTGATATTTTAAGCACTTATAACAAGCAAATTGCAATTAATGACGCTGTAATTGCACAAGCAGAAGCCGATGTTCCTAAGTCGGGGTATGACACTAGCACAATTTACATGAAACCATTAACCCCAGAAGGTTTATTGGGTTCCATTGGTAGTAATGCTACCGCAGGCGAGGGTTCTGTTACTGGCGATAATGTAACAGAAACTGCTGACGAAGCTCCGCTAACACCAGATTCTAAAGTAAAAGGTTACTTAACTGGCGATGGCTTAGCACCAAACGGTTTACCATGTGGCGTTGGTATTAGTTTCCCAGATGGTCCGTTAACTGGTGACTACTTCCTAAGAACAGATTACTTACCAAATCGTCTTTTCCGTTATGATGGGCGTCGTTGGGTTAAGATTGAAGATAGTGTACGCACTAGTTTAACCCCAGGTCCAACAAACTTAACACAGCGTAGTAGCTTTGTTAACGATACAAATACATATACAACTGTAGAGAACGGACAAGTTGTAACTTACCCAGAACGTCAGAGCTTGAGTAAGGCATTCAAACCTAAGGCAGACAATTAATGGCTCAACAGTTTTTCTACGATGGTCAAATCCGTCGATTTATAACACAGTTTATTCGAATCATATCAAACTTTGATGTTGAGTTTGGCAAAGATCGCAATGGGCACAAAGCTCTACAACGTGTTCCGGTAATTTATGGTGACCAAAGTCGTCAAGCCGCGTCAATTATTCGTGGTAACAGTGAGAACGCATTAATGAATGTACCAGCTATTGCTGTTTACGTTAGTGCGTTGGACTATGATAGAGAGCGTTTACAAGAGCCAACATTTGTTAGCAAGTTAAATTTACGTGAACGTGCTTATGATCACGATACAGGTCAGTATTTAGACCAACAAGGTGATACGTTTACTGTCGAGCGTCTAATGCCTGTTCCGTATAAGCTAACAATGAAGGTTGATATTTGGACCAGCAATACAGAGCAAAAGCTACAAATCTTTGAACAATTTGCTACCCTGTTTAATCCAGGTTTAGAAATTCAAAGCACAGACAACTATATTGACTGGACTAGTCTGAGTGTTGTATTTTTAGATAGTACCAATTGGGATTCTCGTACAGTTCCCACCGGTGCAGAGGAAGCTATTAGTATCTTAACTATGCAGTTTAGTATGCCAATTTGGATTAGCACTCCTGCTAAAGTCAAGAAGCTTGGTGTTGTACAGCGTGTACTTAACAACGTGTATGACAGCAATGGTAACATCATCGACGATGCGTTTAGTGGCAGTGGCAGTTGGCTATCTAGTCGAGCAATTACACTACTAAACTACGGAGTGCTTTATTCTGGCAATAGCTTAAAGTTATTAGAGCCCACAGATCAAATAATACCAGAAATTCATATTAGACGCAAGTCTACATGGGAAGATTTAATCACTGAGTACGGTACATTAGTTAACGGTACTACCCAAGTTCGTTTACAAATGACCGGTAGTCACCACGAAATTATCGGTACTGTTGCATATCACCCAGCAGATCCAACACAGCTATTGTTTACCCCGTTCCCGGACACACTACCAGCAAACACAATCGATGCGGTGGATGCTATTATTGATCCATTTAACGTGGATGTTGATCAATTGAACTTGTTAACACCAGCAACAGGTACTCGTTACTTGATTACTAACCCAATCGGTAATTGGGGTAATAATGAAGGTGCTGTTGCATGGGGCGGTGTTGCAGGTGCTCATTTTGTCGCTAACGAAAATGACATTATTGAATATAACGGCTCCCACTGGACTGTAGCATTTAATAGTGAGCACGAAAATTCTGTACAGTATGTCACCAACTTAAATACTAACGTACAATACGAATGGTCTAACAATCAATGGACCAAGAGTGTTGAAGGTATTTACGGAGAAGGTGAATGGAGAATCGTACTGTAGCAAGTTGTGGAGCACTAGTATATTGTACTAGTACGCACCGCTATCTGTTCTTGCTACGAAACGCTATCCGTCATTCGGACTCATGGGGCCTAGTTGGCGGTAAAGTTGAAACTGACGAAACTGTAATACAAGGCTTACACAGAGAAATCAAAGAGGAAATCGGTTCAACTATTTCCTACAAGAAAGTTATTCCCATTGAACAATTTACCAGCGACAACGGTAAGTTTGTTTTCCATACTTTTTTAATCCCAGTAGAACAAGAATTTGTGCCCGAATTAAATCACGAGCATAGAGGATATTGCTGGGTACACTTAAAAGATCACCCCAAGCCGTTACATCCTGGGGTGTGGCGTAGTTTTAAGTTTAGTGCTATTGTAGATAAACTAAAGACTATGGAAAGTGTTTTTACAGATCTGCCTCAAGAACAAAATCACGATAAGTAATTTGTCTTAAGTTTGGAACGTACTTCCATTCTTCTGGCATGTAGCTGTATTCGCTTGGCATTACACGAACAAAGTCCACATCACTATATAAATTCATAATCTGCAACAAAGATTTAGTGTAGTATGCACTTGTATTAAAGTTGCTTTGTGCCTGGCTTGCATATCCGTTAGATCCAATGTAAACATTATCCTCAAACGGGCCATCTTCTGCATCAAATCCTAGTAGGAAAACTTTCTTGTGGCCATCAAAGCAAGCCATGTATGTAGCAACTGCACCTGCATTAAATTGTACGTCTTGTGGGATTAAATAAAAACGACCCGGGTACTTTAACACAATCTCAGAGTTTGCATAAACAATGTGATTGTCACAGTAGCCGTTTGTTGCTAGCTCGTGTGCCATTACGTCACTTGAAACAACTAAAAAATGGGATTCTAAATCTCTGTAACTGGCGTTGCAACCATAACTTTGTAATGCGTTAGAAGCTAGTAAACCGCCTTTGTGTAACTTAACTGGCGTTAAGTCAAACCCTTTTCTAGTAGATCCGTTACCAATTACTACTGCCTGGTTACTGGTGTGTGTATTTGTAACAGGGTTAGGTACAAATTCGCGAGTGTATTCCCAATGGGAATTTGTGTGGCGCATTTCTGTAACAATGTGTTCGCCTTGGTAATCAAATCTGTATAGTTTCTCTAGCTGTTGCATGATAAAATCCCGAATATATACTGTATTTATTACTTGTTGTGTATATTATCTTGTAGGAACTGGTAATGCGTGGGCAAAGCGTCTATACGCTTCATTTGTTCTACTTTAAATTCTTCCCACTTTGCTAGCACTTCTAGCTCGTAGCCCGGTATTTCGTAGTACTTTGCGTCCATAAAGTTGGCGTATTTTG